TAAGGCACATCTGCCACCTTACGCAGTACGTATGGCAATTAAGCAAGCACGAAGTCACGCTGGAGGTAAAATGATGGGGCGTATTACGCAAGCTATTCGACAGAACCTGGAGATAACTAAGACTGTATCTGGTATACGGGTAATTAAGAAGGTACTAACTTCTCAAGAACGCAAGCAGTTACCTAGTACTGCTTTTGCCATTCCTGAACGAAGAGCGTATCCTATACAAGATGAAGCTCATGCTCATAATGCACTCAGTCGTGTCTCTCAGTTTGGTTCTGAAGCCGACAAAAAGCGTGTACGTGCTGCAGTTAAAAAACGTTATCCTAATATAGATATCTCTAAAACTGAGATTATTAAGTCTGTAGGTGATAAGCTAGATAAGGCTATCACAGACTATCGTGATGCATCTATGGAAGAAAAGCAAGGTGGTTTTAGCTGTGCTACTTGTGGTCTATTCCAGTATGATGGTGACACGGGCTCATGTTCTGTTATTGATGGAACAATTATGCCAGATAATATTTGTGATATTTGGCGTCCTAGTGATCATTATATAAACGCAGTAGATCATATGATGAAGTCGCAGCCTGATACGGGAGATATGCACATAGATGGTCTTATAAACATGGATGAACTCTGTAAGTTTGAATCACCAGATGATTTAGAGTAATAATGTTACCAGTAAGACGATTTTATTTAGAGCGTTATATTGACGAATCAGGTATATCAGGTACTGGTAAGGTTGCTACTGGTTGCCAGTTTCCATCAGGTAAGTGTTATCTTGAATGGCTTGTCTCTCCGCAATCGGCCACTATGCATGATAGTACAGATGCAATGATGCGAGTTCATGGGCATAATGGGGCAACAGAGCTAGTATGGATTGATCCTGCCCAAGAAATTATTACAAAGGGAGATTATGAGAATAAACATATGCCCGATAGAAATCGGACATATACAGCTATTTGGCAAGCTGTACGATCAGGTAAAATCAAGCGTGGTAAATGTCGTGTTTGTGGAGCTTCTAAAACTCAGGCACATCACTATGGCTCTTATACAGGTACTAAAGGCATAGTATGGCTTTGTGATGAGCATCACAGAGCAGCTCATGTTAGACTTCGCAAGGCTAAGAAGAATATCTCTAAAGGTGAAGTCCTTAAGAGTGATAATTCTAAACATATAGCTTATATGATAGCAGCTAAGCCTAATGAGCTAGATACTGATTCTCAGTGGTGGCTTCCAGAGGACATAGAGGTTGTAGCGTGGAGATTCCTAATAAACTATAGACTTCAGAAAGCTGACATCTTTGAGGAACATATCCAGAAGAGACCTGATATATTCTTAGTTGAAAGCTATGTGACTCCTGTTGATTTTACTATTATAGATTCTAAAGGGCAGGAGCGTTCTGTAGCGCAAGGTACATGGATAGTAGGATTCTGGATTCCTAGTGATGAGACTTGGAATAGAGTTTTACAAGGCCAGTTAGTCGGTGCTAGTCCTAGAGGGCCAGGTCAAGTAATTACTGGTGAGATGCCAGCTAATCTAACAGCTAACTAAACTGGTGCTTATACTTCTGGTAGATAGTGTACACCCATTGCCTAGAGAGACAAATGTCCCTTCTGTTACCTATTTTCCCATATGACCAGCCATCGTTTCTTAATTGTACGATGAGCCTGTTACGTTCTATCATCCAAGTTTCCAGATGATCATTATTATGGAATTGCTTACATCTATCACATTCAGTAGTCATTTATTATTATCCTTAGTCCTTATATCCTATGCTAACACGTTTTAGAGCCAATGTCAATAGATAACTTACATAAGCTTGAGTCAAAGGACTTATCATCTATTGACTTTCATTCAGATATCAACGATGCTATGGACTAGGAATGTTCTATGTCAAATGTCACCGATGAACTAATGAGGGTGATACGCAGTAAGATTCGTCTTCCAGGACGCATTCAGGATGTTAACCCATTCGATCTTACCATTACTAGCAGGCCGTCAAATAAGGAGGATGTTCTAGTGACTAAGAACGCTGATTCGGTCGTCTATGATTTCTCAAAGGCTACAGATGAGGCTAAGACAGCTCTAGCCTTATCTTACCAAGTTATCAAGTCGGCTCTTGATACTATGCCAGAGCAGATAAAGGATTTTTATACTCAGGCTCAGGAAGAGCTTGGGTTAGATGCTATCATTAAATCAGCTCAGGATGAAGCTGAAAAGGTCAAGGGTAAAGGCGCAGATGCAGATGCAGATGATGATAAGGATAATGGTAAAGAGTCCGCTGCATTGATTGAAGTTGTTAAATCCGCGCTCCCTGGTGTATTTGAAACTGTTGTTGAAAAGACTACAGCTCCACTACTAGCCGAGATCAAGAAGTCTCAAGATCGTATTGATGAATTAGAGGGACAACGGGCTAAGGATGAACTACGAGAAATAGCTCGTACTCTTATGACAGATGATGGCCCACCTTCTGCTGAATTCATTACTCAGCTCTCTTTGATTCAAAAGTCTATGACTCCTGATCAGTTCAAGACTTATCTTGAAAGCCAGCGTTCCCAGATTGCTATGATTCAGAAGTCGGCACTATTTGAACGAGCATCACATCCTGCCGCTACAGCTCCAGGCTCAGCTTATGAAGAGCTAGAGGTTATCGCTAAGAGTATTCTTGAGAAGTCTGAAGTCAAGGACTTCAGTGCGGCATGGGAAACAGCTATTCACCAGAATCCTGGACTTTATGCACGGTATCAGTCAGAACAGGCTAAGGTTGCTGCCTCTGCGTAACAAGCCTATACAACTTCAGGTAAGTACATAAGTTGAGTAATGGAGGATTAAATAATGCCAGGACAAGCAGGTGGAAATCTCATTACACTTCCTGCATCTGCAGATCTAAGCGCATCACAGTTTTGTGCTGTTAAAGTAGATTCTAATGGGCAGATTGCCTTAGCCCAAGGCAACGCAGCTGTTCCAGACCAAATCATCGGTATCTTGCAGAATAAGCCTGCTGCCGCTGGACGACCTGCTGTTGTTCAGACTAACGGTGTTTCTAAAGCAAAGGCAGGTGGTGCCCTAGCAACTGTAGGTGTTAAGGTATCCTCTACTGCTGCAGGAGAGCTAGTCGCAGCGGTCACTACCGATATCATTGTTGGTGTGCTTCTCACTGCTGCAGGTGCTGATAATGATATCGTGGATATCGTTATTCAAATCGGTGAAGTCACAGTAATGTCTTAATAGGCTCAGAGAACATATAGTCAAGTACAAGTAAGAGTGAAGTGAGGTAGGTAAAAATGCCAGGATATCAGCCAGATGTCGGAGATGTCCATGTTGATGCGCTCTTAACCAATATCTCAATTGGTTATCGCAACAAGCGTTATATTGCTCAAGATATTTTCCCTATTGTTCCTGTAGGAAAACAATCAGATATCATTCCACGCTTTGATAAGGACAAATGGTTTAGAGAGTCGATGAAGATACGGGGGCCTGGAGCACCTGTTGCTACTTCAGGTTACACAGTTGATAATACTCTTAAGTTCTTCTGTGATAACTTTGCTCTTGGTAAGGAAATTCCTGATGAGGTTCGTCTCAACGCAGATCAGCCTTATGACTTAGACAGAGACGCAACTATGTGGCTCACTGAAATGGTACAGCTGCATTGGGAAAAGAAGTTTGCAGCTGATTTCTTTGCCACAGGTAAGTGGGGTACTGACTACGCAGAAATTGCCGCATGGGATAACTATGCATCTTCTGATCCTATCGTAGATATTCGGACTATGCGGTCTAATGTTCTTGCTAAGTCAGGCCAGCCGGCTAACTTACTTGTAACTAATAACAAGGTTATTGATGTTCTTCTTGATCACCCTATTCTTGTTGAGCGTGTTAAGTACACAGGTGGTCAGGTTACAGAGGCTCTAATTGCTCAGCTTGCTCGACTAGAACGAGTCCTAGTTGGTGATGCAATTGAGGCAACTGCACTAGAAGGTAATGCTACCCAGACTTATGCAGCACTCTGGGGCAAGCACGCTCTTGTGTGCTATGTACCGCCTTCTCCTGGTTTATTCACACCTACAGGCGGTTATACATTTGTGTGGCGTCCTCTAGTTGGTGGTGGAGCTGCTCCGTGGTTCATACGCCGTATTCGAGAGGACAAGTATCGTAAGGATACTATTGAAGTTCACACTTACTATGATCAGAAACAAGTTGATGCTGATATGGGCCAGCTTGCCCTTAGTGTTATTAGCTAATAATAATATAATTAGGAGTTAGCCGTGTCAAGAGGGTATGCTGTCTTTCACGAAATGCACTACGACTACCGTGATTTAGAACGTGGTGAGTATGTAGAGCTAGAATTTGGTATGCAGAAGAATGACAAATCCCTCTTGAATATAGGCTATATTAAAGAACATGATGGTGATAATTTAGAGCCCTGTCTCAGATGTGGAAGAAAGTTTGTGGACAGCTTTTTTCTTAGACATCACGAAGAGACTTGTCCAATGGTCGATATAGAAATCTCACAAGAGTCTGAGCAAGAACCAGAACGAGAACCAGTTACAGTGACCTCTGGTGGTCTTAGTATCGCAGAACGAGCTGCAGCTGCCAGAGCTAACGGAAGTGAGAGTTAATTATGCCTGCTGGCGCTGCACATCCAAGTGGACGCTCTAAAGGAGCGCAAGCTGCAGATGGTGGCTTTATCTCCGGAAATGGTATTGCTGTTATCTGCGAAGAAGTTACATTTGTTGAGACTACAGGTGCTGGTGTATATACAGGTTCTGTAGATATACCAGCAGGCGCAACCATTATTGATGTTAAGTTCAGAAATACTGCTGACTGGACAGCAGCGACATCGGCAACCCTTATCGTTGGTGATACTGAAGATCCTAACGGATTCTATGATGCTATCAACCTAAAGGCTACTGACCTCGTTGTCGGAGAAGAA